CTTGTGGGTAGAATAATATCATCTATGTATATAACGTTTAAAAAATAGTAATTTGTAAAAACAAAAAAAAAGCACCCGATTAAGGATGCTTTCAATTTAAAATAAATATTAATTATGCAGTTGGGTCTACTTGTTCTGCATCTCCAGTTACTGCTGTTGCAAGGAAATAAGGTGCAGTTTCTTCCATACCCTCAAAGGTAAGTGTAAACCCACTTAAATCACCCGCTGCTGCTCCAGTGACTACCGTACCACCAGTACACTCCATACCATTCTCAAAGCCACATAAGAAACTATTTCCATAGTAATCTTCAACTACAATATATGGTCTTGCAACTGCAAGTGTTTGTAGTTCTTGTTGCGTTAAAGCATCTAAATAAGTAAGTGTAAGGTTTAAAGTTTGAGTATAAAAAGTTGTTCCATTTTCTCTGCTACTTGTCACAGTAGTTTCTAAAGATGAATTACCTTTTACATCGTATTCATACCAAGTTGGTGTTCCTGTAAATGTTGCTTCACCAGTTGGTGCATCTACTGTGATTGCAGTAAGGTCACCATAATCAGCAAAGAATACTTTTTTAATGCCACCAAAAGCACTTTTGCAAGGTAGTTTTCTACCCGTTGTTAATGTACAAGCCATTGTTTTTATGTATTATGTTGATTATCAAGTAGTTACACTTATATCAACGTTATTGTTTTAAAAAAAAAGGGTGAGCAGATTACCTACCCACCCCTTTCTATTGATTAATTAATTAATTATGCGTAAGAAACTATGTCTGCTCCAATTCCGAATTGTACTGCACTTGTAAAACGCATTACCATTCTCACATTGTTTGAACCATCTAAATCACCCATATCTAAAGTCTTTACCTCATTTGTTGAGTTTAAAAGACCAGTACCAAAGTATAAGTTAGAACGTTGTGCAACATACATTTTGTCATCAGACATTCCTGGTGATACAAAGATTTTAACTCCGTTTACCGTTAGGCTTCCGTTGTTCCACCATTGTGTACCCATATTAGCAACACCATTTGCTCCTAAACCATTTGCTCCAAATCCACCAAGTGCTTGTACATATAGTTTAGCTGCTTTAGTTCCGATGTATAAGAATAAATCTTCTTTACCATATAATGCACCAGGTATTGCATCAACTACTTCAGAAAGTTTGTCAATAATGTTTGCAGATGTAAGTGCTACTGATGTGATTGCTTGTGCTGCTGGAACATCTCCCGCTGTTACTGCTGCTGCAATTAGTTTCTCAAACCCATCAAAAGATGTGTAAGTTGCTCCAGCTGTATCACCTTGCCAAATATTTAGTTCCGTTGACTGTGCAACCTCACTTGCTACGTGAGCAATTAGGAAATCAGAAAACTTTGGTGGTAGTGTTTGACCAAGACCAAAGCCCATAGACTGGCTCTCAAAGTCGTTTACAAAATCATACTTACAAAGTTGTAGGTTTACTTGTAGTTCTTTTGGTTCAATAATTCTTTCTGTTAATGTGATAGTTGATTGTGGGTCAAAATCACAAGATGCAGATTGTACTATTGCAGTCGTTGCAAGTTTCTTAATTACTTCTTTAAAAGCAATGTTTGCCTTTACTGTTAAACCACCATCATCAATAGTTGATGCAGATAATAAAGCTGCTGCGATATACTCACCAGCAAATTCACCAGCATAGGTAGAATTCACGGTTACGGATGTTGCTAAATTTACGTTTCTTTTATTCATTTTTTATTTGTTTAATTTACTTAATACTCTATCTAAAGTTGTGTTAAATTGTCCTTTGGCAAATTGTACTTGTTTCTTTTGTGGTGTACTTGCTTCTGGATTGTGTTTAATTGGTTTTACTGATGAAAGTTCTTCTTTAACTTCTTCAACAATTTCTTCTTTTACTTCTTCGCTCATTTCTTCTTTAGGTTCTAACATAGCTTTGATTTCCTCAACCATTGTTTTAACCTCTGCTAATTCTTCTTTAGTAGCATAAGACATTTCTTCTTTTACTTCTTCTTCTAAATCTTCAGTTTCTTCTTCTTTAGCTGGTACTTCATCAGATACTTCTCTTACATCTGCAATCACACCCTCTGCTTCAACTACTAATAGTCTACCATCTTCAAGGATATACTCACCTACTGGCATTGCTACTTTTTCATCGTCAGTTACAATGAATATTTCATTATCTTTTTCAAAGGCTTCTGCACTTACTACAGTACCGTTTTCTAACTTCTGTTCTTCAAGTTTTACCTCGATGTTTAGAAGTGTTTTTATTTCGTTTAACATTTGATTTGCTTTCATACTATTTATATAACGATTATTAAATTAAAATTTGCATTTTCAGTCTGTTCTTGTTATAACACCAATGCCTTGTGATTGCATAGAACCATCACAACAAGAGATAGAATACTTTTTAGTGTCCCAACATAAACAAGCACGACCACCTCCAGTAGGTGATGTTCTACTTGGTATGAAAATTTTATTTTTGTTGTTTCTTTGCATTTGTTATTTTACTGATTTTATAATACTCTTTACTTCCATTACAGTATCTTTTACTTGGTCTATTAAATCAAGTGCGGTTTGATATTCTTTATAAAATTGTGTTGTTCTTACATCAATACCCAAATCTTTTGCTTTTTTCTCAAAGTCTTTATAAAAGGCATTAACCTTTTTTTGTCTATTTGCTGGTACACCACTTCTATCTGGACTTTTTGCAGCTATAAATTGTTTTGCTATTTTTTCAAGTTGTGCTTGTTGCTTATTTGATTTTGAAACATCTGCTTGTAGCTCTTTTAGTATTGCGCTAAAATCCATAGCCAATTCTATTTTTTGTGTAGCTAACTCAATTTCTGATAATTCTGTTTTTGGTAGTCTGCTATAAACTTTTTCAATGTTACTTTTCATACTTATTTATTTAATATAGATTTAATTTTACTTAATAATTCTTCACTTAATTGTTCTTCAACATTTTCTTTAGGTGCTTCCATTTTATCAGCAAAGTAACCCTCAATAGAAAAACCCTTAACTTTATTTGTTTTAACATACTCATTCCAAACATCATCATTATTTACTTTTACACTTCCCATCCAAGTACCAACTGGTACATCTAAACCATACATTGCAGATTTATCTTGTTCCTTACTTTCTACTATCCAACTTTCAACTAATGTTAAACCATTCAATGCTTGGTTGTGTTCTAATGTTGAATTACTTTGTTTGCCATTCTGTAAGAACATTTGAGATGCTTTTACAATCGTATCTTTTGAAAAGTATATATAATACTCACCCTCACCACCATTGCGGTAAATAGGTTTATTTGGTATTAATAAAGCACCCATTAGTATTTTCTTTTCTTTGTCTACTTCTGCTAACTTTATTTCTTGGTTTTTTAATGCAACAAAGTCGCTTTCAATAGCTGGGCTTTCTACAATAGAAATCGCATCTACTCCAATATCATCTTGTTCTTCATCTAAAATAAGTTCTATTATCTTCATAAATATATAACGTGTTTAGTTTTTAATTTTGCATTTAGATACTTGCACCCTCAATAATGTTTCTATCCATCTCTTGTGCAGTAGTTACATCATTACTTACTACATATGCTCTTGTAGGTTGTTGTGTTTGACTACCTATTGCATCTGCTAATTGTGTTTCACCACTTGCACCCACTACATTAAATGCTGGTGGTTGTGATGTTGTAGTTGTAGGTACTCCACCACTCGCTGGTGAACCCCCTCCACCTGGTACTTGTACACTTAATATCTTTTTTACATTAGCAATACCCGCTACTCCAATAGCAGCAGCATTAGCAAATTTTAAAGCAGTTTCAAAAGGTGTAACTGTAACCGCAGCAAGTGCATCAGAAACCCCTCTATATGTGTTTATAGTTGCAGCAGCAACCGCAAAGGCTTTACCAGCAGCAGTTTCTTCACCAGCTATACTACTAAAGTTTTGTAATACATTTGCAGTATCATTTAATGTTTTCTTTTTTGCTTCTGCTTCTTGATTTGCAATTTCTATTTTAGCATCTGCTATTTCTCTTGTTCTCACTACACTTTGTTCATCTGATTGTGCTATAAAATCATTTAAAGCTATTTGTGCATCTATCTTTGCTTGTGTTCCAGCATTTGCATTATCTACTATTGCTTGTAATCTTTTTGTTTCTTGTTCTTTTTCTAATTCATCAATTCTTTGTAATTCTTGTATACGTAAAAGTCCATTTTCTATTTCTTCCGCTGCTAATCTTTGTTTAGCTATTGATAATGTGCTTTCACTTTCTGCTTGTGCGTTTGTTAATTCTGTTGCTTCTTTTAATAAAGCATTTGCGTTGGTTTGTTGTTCTGATTTAAACCCAGTTACCGTAGCTGCAACCGCTTGTACTTCTGCTTCAGCTTCTAATACCGCAACATAATCTTCTGTTTTACCAGTTAAATCAAATTGTGCTTGTGCTGCTGCTTTGACTAATTTAGCATTTTTAGTCATTTCTTCTTCTTGCTTTACAAGAATATTATTTAACTCATCATTTGCTGCTTGTCTTTCAGCTATGCTTTTTGTTTCATCATCTCTAATTTGTCTTTGTAATTCTGCTTGTCTATCGTATTGTTCTAATAGTATTCTACTTTGTGCAGCAGCTATTTGTGCAGATTTTTCCAATGCCTGGTTTGCCTTTGCTGTTTCTAATGCAGCTTCAATACTTATTTCTTTTACACCCTCAACAAGTTGTGAACCTATTGCACCCGCTTCTTGTACTGCTTCAACAAAATTTGTAACAACATCTGTACCCGCTTGTACCGCTTCATCACCTACTTCTTTTAAATTAGCTTTGGTTTCTGCAATACTTTCATTTAAGGCTTTTATTGTTTCTGTGTCACCATCACCAAATACAGATTGTTCCCAAGCTAACTGTGCTGCTTGTATTCCTAATTGAATACCATAAAAAGCCAACTTTAAAGGTGTAACGGCAATAGTTAATAAACCACCCATAACTTTACCTAAAGCGTCAAAGTTTTCAGATGCAGATGTTACACTTTTATACACATCTGTTATAACACCAAGTACTTCATTGAATACAATTTGTGCAGTTTTAAAGATAGTATTTAAACCATCCATAACAACTTGGTTTTCTTGTACTGCACTACTTACAAATTCAAATGCTTTTTGTAACAAGAATATAATACCAGATGCTTTTGCAAGGTTTCCTATTGATACACCAACTTTCTTAATACCCTTTGCACCGTCCTTTGCACCTTTTTCAACTTTCTCTAAACTTTCAGCAGTCTTTTCATTAGCACTTACAACTTCCTTTTCAAGTTTTGCATACTCCTTTTGAAACTCGTCTAAATTCTTAACGGCTTCTTTGTATTTTAACTCAAATTCAACTTCTATTT